TAAGATGCCTGTAATTTACATTGCAACATCTACTGCAACTGCTAATACTAACACAACTGCATTAACATTAGGTGATATACAAGGAGTAACAACAACTGGATATCCTGCTGGAACGGAAGTATTCGTTGCAGAAGGTGGTGGATGGAGTGCAAGTAGACCATCAGGTAGTGCATCAATCGTTCAACCATTAGGTATAGTAACAAAAGAAGGTAGTGGTGGAAGTGGTAGAGGATTAGTTCTTAACCCAGGTCCAGCATTCTTACCAAACATCCAAACAGGATATGCTTGGGTAGGTAATGGTGGAAACCAACCAACCGCAGTTCCAACATCTTCATTCGCACAAAACAATAAACACAGGTAGTTTTGCAACTACTGGAAGTAATACTTTTGAAGGTTCTCAAAATATAAATGGAGCAGTAACTGCATCATCTGGTATTTTATCAAATGGTAGTTTAAGTTTAGTAGTTCCATTTGCATCTATCGGAATGAGTGCAAACACACAAGGTAGTGGTAGTGCTTATACTGGTATTAATACATTTGTAGATGTAACAACTGACCCAACAAATGTTTATTTCAGCATTCCAATTAATAGATGATGCTACAACTAATACCTTAATTGGTATGGCTGTCAATTCATACTCACCTCAATACTCAACTGCAACACCTCAATTATTTGGTGGTGGTAATAACCCAGATGGTAATAATGGTGGTATAGCATTCCCATCTAATGGTGAAATGGATGTATGGAAGAAAACTAATTTGAAATATGGAATTAGTGTAACAGGCTCAACTGAATTACAAAGTTTCACATCATCTCTTCAACAAGGATATGCATTTGTAGGTGGAGCAAATGGTAGAACAACAACTGTCCCTACATCATCTTTTGGTGGAGGTTCAACAATAAACACTGGTAGTTTTGCAACTACTGGAAGTAATACTTTCAATGGTTCTCAAACTATTACAGGTAGTATTTATCAAAGAAGTGGAAATACAATTCTTAATGGAGATTTGACAGTTAGTGGTGCACACTTATTCATGCAAGGTAATGGTGATAATACAATCCAAGTAACTAATGGTAATATCACTACTAATCAACAATTAATTGCAGGAACTGGTGTAATATCATATGGTTCAATAAATGCAATTGGTTCAGGTATTTCAATTCAATCAAATATAGAGGGTAGTGGTAGTGCATATGCAATTGGAACTGCAGTAGTAGATAATACAACTGACCCAACGAATGTTTATTCAGCATGGCAATTGCCAGATAATATAAATGGAACTAACTTTGCATTTGCTTGGAATTCTTATACTCCATATTACTCTACATCTACACCAGTAATCATAGCAAATGAAAACTATAACGGAGCTGATACTGCAATTGGATTCCCATCTAATATAATTGAAATGTGGAAACCAACTACATTCAAAGCACCAACTATTATGAGTAGTAGTTTGAATATAACTTCTACTTTAACTGCATCTTTACAACAAGGATACACATGGGTAGGTGGAGCAGGAAATGTATCTAAATTAGTTCCTACATCATCATTTAGTGGTGGAGGTGGTGGATTCCCTTATAGTGGAACAGCATCTATCTCTGGTAGTTTACAAGTGACAGGAAGTATGAGTGGATTGGTAACTGAATTATCAGTAGTATCAAACACTGCATCAGTAGATTTTACAAAAGGTAATTTCTTCTCTATCACACTACCAGCATCAGCAACTACTCACTTTGTAGTTTCTAATTCGATAAAAGGACAGACAGTAAATATACAAATCAATCAACCTGCTGGAGCATCAACTGGTAGTGTTGCATTCGCACCTTCAATCTTATTTGCAGGTGGTAATGATTATCAAGCAACTGCAACAGGTAGTGCGATTGATTTATTAACGATGGTTGCAATTACTGGTTCAAGTGTATTAGCAACATCAATTAAAAACTTCTTATAATATGATTGCACCAGCAGCATTTGAAGATATTACATTTCCACAACAATCACTATTGGCTTGGTCACAATACGAGACCAACCAATGGTGTAGAGCAGGAATGGCTTACTTTTCACCAAACAATGGTGGAAGTTATGCAACAGCATCAGCAATGACATCAGTAGGAAGAGCAATAAACCATATGACACTTGCTGAAAATGGTAAATTATATGGTGCAGCAGATGCAGGTTCAACTACAATATCAGTTATTAACACATATACTGATGCTAGAAGCACAATAACTGCAGATGGTAATATGGCTACATACTCTTGTTTCTATTCACCATTCACTAAAAAGGTTTACCTTCCAGGTGCAGGTGCAATGAAAATAGTAAATACACTTACTGATACATTTGAAACATCTGTTAGTTATACAAGTGGAACTTATTCATTTTGGTATGGAACATCTTATGATGGTAGAATAGCATATGGTAGTAAGTGGATTGGTAGCACTGCAATGATGCAAATGAATTTAGTTGCTAACTCAATTACTAATACTGCAGTAACATCGGTGACAGGTGACCCTCAAAATGGAACTATGGCAGTAAATGGAAAGATTTACTATGGTTGTGGTGGAGGTTCTACATCAGGTCTTAAATGTTATGACCCTGCAACTGATTCTATATCATATGTTAGTTTAGGTGGTAATGTAAGTGACCAATATAGAGATGTGGTTCAACATCCTAATGGATTTCTTTACATATTCCCAGCATATGGTGCATCTACAATTTATAGAATAAATCCAACCACAAATGTTGCAACAGCAGTAGCAACAGGTGTAACTGATACCAAAGCAAACAACTACGCATTGGGTGCTGATGGTAAGATATACACAGTAGGTAATACTGCAACAATGGTGATATTCAATCCAATTGATAATTCAGTATCATATGAAACAATTGTAAACAAAGACTGGCAAACAATTGTAATGAGTCAAAGTGGTGATTTACATATGATTGCTGCTGATGGAACTTATTATAAAAAGACATTCTTAAATGGTGGTAATACCCTTCGTGCATTACAAGAAAACAATGGTATTGTTGCTAGATTGACAGGAGCATAAAAATATATAAAAATAAAAAAATATGGAATTAATCAAACTAACAAACGGCGAAAGAACAATAGAAGTCCCAAAACATGTAGCAAGTTATTTGCTAAATAATGGATGGACATTAGTATAATTTAAATAAAAATAACTACATTCCAAAAATGGGGTGTTAAATAATTAAAACAAGCAAAATAGTATGAACTCAAAAAATGTATTACAAAAGATTTTAACTTTGTTATCAGATGATAAGACAGTTAAATTTACTGAAGCTCAAACAAAAGATGGAACTATTTTAGAATCACCTACATTCGATTTAGGTGAAGGTGTTGAAGTTGTTGGTGAAGATGGAACTAAAACTCCAGCACCAGACGGAGAACACGAAATTGCATTAAGAGATTCAGAAGGTAAAGAAGTTATCATTCGTATTGAAACAAAGGATGGTAAGATTACATCTCGTGAGAATGTAGAAGAAGCAAATCCAGAAGTTGGAATGGAAGATGAAGAAGTAGTAGATAAGAAAGCTGCTATCGAAGAACATCTTGCTGATGCAACAACAGAAGAAGCTAAATCTTTAACCAAACACAACTGATGAAGATATTAGAAATTCATTAGGTGAAGATACTGACGAATCAAAAGACCCAATCATCAGATTAGGTTATAGAATTGATGAGTTAGAAAAAACAATCGCTGAGATGAAACAAAAGTTTGAATCTGCTGCTCCTGAAGAAGGACAAGAAGTTTCATCTTTAACTCCATCAGCAGTTGCAGAAATGGAATCAGAGTTACCTAAATTAGATGGTGCTCCATTAGAATCTAAATTCTCTGCAGAAGAAGCATTAAAACCAAACTATGGTAAGAAAGTAGGAGATTCTCAATCTTCATTCTTATCAAAAATTATATAAGTAAAAATATTATAAACAAAAAAAAATTTATTCGGTATGAACAAATTACAAAAATTCACTGAACCTACAATTACTTCAACCTACGCAGGTGAGTTTGCAGGTCAATACATCGCAGCAGCGTTGTTATCAGCAAAAACTTTGGATAACAAATATGTTACTATTCACCCTAACGTGAAATACAAAGAAGTAATCCAAAAAATTGCAGTAGACGGTATCGTTCAAGATTCATCTTGCGATTTCGTAACATCTGGTAGTGTTGCATTATCAGAAGCGGTATTAACTCCAAAAGAGTTACAAGTAAACTTACAATTATGTAAGCAACAATTCGTTCAATCATGGGAAGCTTTACAATTAGGTTACTCAGCGTTTGATACAATTCCAGCAAACTTCAACGATTACTTAATCTCTTATGTAGGTGGTAAAGTAGCTGAAGCAACTGAAATTTCTATCTGGCAAGGTAACAATGCAACTAATGGTCAATTTGGTGGATTCCAAACTGCATTATCTGCATCAATCGCAGCTGGTGGTTCAGGTGCTGTATTAGCAGCTAAATCTGGTTCAACTATCATCTCTGGTAGTGTAACTTCAGCAAACGTGTTATCAGTATTAAATTCAGTAGTTGAAACAATTCCTGACACTGTATATGGTAAAGAAGATTTATTAATCTATGTTCCTACAAATGTTGCAAAAGCTTACCAACAAGCATTAGCTGGTGGTGCAGTAGGAGCAAATGGTTGGAACAACCAAATGAACGTGGGTGACAAAACCTTTCAACTTCAATGGTATCGAAATCGTTCTTTGTCCAGGTATGAGTGCATCTAAAATCGTTGCAGCTCAAAAATCTAACTTACACTTCGGAACTGGTTTATTATCAGATTACAACGAAGTAAGAGTTATCGATATGGCAAACATTGACGGTTCTCAAAATTACAGAATCATCATGAGATACACAGGTGGAACTACATTTGGTATCGGTTCTGATATCGTTTACTACGGAGCATACTAATTAGTAAGTTCAAATATATAGGGTAGAAATGGGGAGTCTTAATACTCCCCTATACTACTCAAAAAGAAATTTTAAATAAAAGAAAACTAGAAATACTATGGCATGCAAATCTTAGCTTAGGAAGACAAGAGGTTTGTAAAGAATCGGTAGGTGGTTTACAAGGTGTTTACTTCATGAACTACCCATCTTCTTCATACAACCCAACTTTCACAATAGACACAGACGGACAAGTTACTGCATTCCCATCAGGCTCGACAGTTTACTACTATCAATTAAAGGGTAACTCATCTTACACAGAGACAGTGAACTCTTCAAGAGATAACGGAACAACTTTCTTCTCACAAGTATTAACTTTGAACTTGAAGAAATTAACTAACTCTATGACTACACAATTAAAATTGTTAGCATATGGTAGACCGGTAGTAATTGTTTGGACTACAAATGGTGATGCATTAGTTGCAGGTTTAACAAAAGGTGCTGATTTAACTGGTGGAACTATTCAAACAGGTGCAGGATTAGGTGACTTATATGGTTACTCAATTACTATGACTGGTTTAGAACCATTACCAGCTCAGTTCATCTCTGGCTCTACAACAACTAACCCATTTGCAGGTGTAGGAAATCCTCCGACAGTTGTAACTGGAAGTGCTAACTAATCAAATTAGTTCGTAAATATATTTAAAGCAGAGTTCTCTACGGAGGATTCTGCTTTTTTTGTTTAATGATATTTATATTATGTGGTGTTAAATAAGAGATAATACGAGATAAATCATAGATAATGCAAACCTATTTCACATCTGGAAGTAACATATTTACTATTAGAACTAAACCTTTTAGTGGTAATTCAGTTACTATGTCATTACAAGATATGACAACACAAGTAAACTCAACTGCATCGTTGAGTGGAATCACTTATGATTCATATGAGAGTTTACTTTCATTTACTGCAAGTATCCAACAAACTAATACAGCACAGTGAATTCAGAGCAACTTTAATTGGTGGTGAAACTGAAATATGGCATGGTTCAATCCAAGTATATGCATCACAATCTTATGAAGCAAATAGTAAATCAAATTATAGAAACCAAATCCCAGTAGATAGTAATATTGTATCACACACTTCTACTAATGAATATGTAATTTTAACATAATATGAATAAGGAAACTAAATTTTCAGTTGTCAATCTAACAAGAAACGATATACCTCAAATCCTTGAAGATACAAAAACTCGTTATCCATTTGTTCCATTCGGAATCTTTGGACACGATGATTTCTTCGAAGCAGTAACAATGGCATATAATACTTCTACAACCAACTCAGCTTGTGTTGAAGGTATTGCTGATTTAATCTTCGGTAAAGGATTGTATTCTAAAAAGGAAGGGTTTGATATCATCTTACAAAAGTTAATCCCTCAGGAAGAAACTAAACGTGTAGCTTTTGATTTAAAACTATATGGTAATGGTGCATATCAAGTGTATTGGAATGATGACCATACAAAGGTTATTAAGTTCTATCACGTACCAGTTCAGTATTTAAGAGCTGAAAAGATATACAACAATCCAAAGATTGAGAACTACTACTATTGCACTGATTGGCAAGACCAAAGAGCAATTAAGAATAAGAAAAAGATTCCTGCATTCGGAACATCTAATCAAAAGATGGAAATCCTTTATGTAAAAAATTACTCACCAGGTCTATATTACTATTCACTTCCAGATTGGACTCCAGCGTTGCAATTTTCCCTTGTTGAGGCAGAGTTGAGTAACTTACACATCAACAACATAGAAAATGGATTCTTGCCCGCTGTAATGATTAATTTCAACAATGGTATTCCTGCTCCGGAAGAAAGACAAACAATAGAAGACCTTCTTCAAGCAAAATTCACTGGAACAAAGAATGCTGGTAGATTTATGGTTTCGTTTAACGATTCAGCAGAAACTAAACCAACAATCGATGCAATTAACATAGAGAACTTAAATGAGAAATATGAATATGCAGCGAATTATGCACAAGATAGAATATTGGTTGCTCATAGAATTACATCCCCTTTATTATTCGGTATTAGAACTGCTAATAATGGTTTCTCTTCTCAATCAGAGGAGATGATGACTGCATTCTCTATCTTACAATCAATGACAGTTTCTCCATTCCAAAACTTAATCTTAAATGCATTAGATATGGCATTGAGTGAAGGTGGATGGGAAGATGCACAAATCTATTTTGACCAATTAACTCCATTAGCAATCTTATCTCAACAAGCAGAAGATACAGGTAAAACAATTTCAGAAGTTGCTGATGAAACTAATAAAGAAATGGAAAACCCTGCAACTACTGATGAAAGTGGTGATGAAACAACTACTGATATAAATAGACCAACTAACACACCAAAGAACGGAAACGGACCTGGTGAAGATACAACAATAATTAAAACATCAGGTGCATTCTTTGCTCAAGAGTATGAGATGTATGATGATTTTGGGAATAAATTAAACTAATACAATATGGCATACGCATTATTTATTACAAGAAACGATATAATCAAAAATTCTCCACTACAAGGAGCGATTGATGCCGATGCATTACTTCCATTCGTTCGCACAGCACAGGACAAATACTTAAAGAATCTTTTAGGAACAGTCCTATTTGCTTACTTACAAGCACAGATTGAAGCAAACACGGTAGGTGATTTGAGTATCTATTATCAAACTTTATTAGATGACCACATTAAGAATACCTTAATTTGGTATGCTTGTGTTGAATATATTCCATTCTCATCAATCCAATTCAAATCGAATGGTGCAGTTAAACAAAAGAGTGAACAAGGTGATGCTCCTGATAAGAAAGAGATAGATTATCTATTACAAAAGGCACAAGAGAATGGTGATTACTATGCATTGAGATTACAAAACTATTTGATTGCATATAGTAACAACATACCTCAATACTTACAATCAGTTGGTAACCAAACACAAATCTATCCAGACCAAACAAACCAATACTTTGGTGGGATTCAATTATAATAAATTATGAGCTATTTACAAAGTAATTCAGGTGTAAACTATACTCTATACTATAATGTTTTAGATTATTTTAAAACAATTATGGATAATCATCCTTCGATTGAACAAGTATCGCAAGGGGATATTTTTAGTGTAGATGATATACAATTTCCAATTTATCCAATTGGTAATGTAATGATTACGTCTGCAACATTTGGTGAATCAACTACTGAATATGGTATTCAATTGATTATAGCAGATAAGATTAAAAATAAGAATAACGAATCGGATGGTAGAACAAACGAACAGACAGTTGCATTTGAAGGTGTAGATGATTTGGTAGATATTCATGCAAACACTCTTGCAATCTTAAACGATTTATTATCTTTTACACAATATTCAGTTCAGAGTTTCCAAATTGTTGGAGATATTAGTAACGAACCATTTGCTGAAAGATTTAATAATGGATTAGCAGGTTGGGTTTCTACATTTACTCTTACTACACATAACAATAGACCACGCTGTTTGTATGATTTATATCCACAATCAGAATGGTAATCTATGGCAGGTGTAAGTTTCAAATCTCTTCGAGAAGTAGCAAAGGAGGTTCAATCGAATCTTCAAAAGTATGCTCCAATAGATACTGGTAATCTTCGATGCACAATTAAGAAGAAAAAATACTGTCAATACTATTATTG